GACGCCATCGAAGTTGTTCAAAAGTCGCAGCAGGGTGAGTTCAAAGGGTCCGCTTTAGGCAAGGCGCTTGAACTGGAAATGGCCATTGAGCAGGCCAAGCAGTTTGAGGAACAGATCAAGATGCTGTTTTTCCAGGCAAACAAGATGGATGTCTGGGCCAGAATTGCAGCCAGGGCGCAGCGGATGGAAGCAGACGCAGCCCATGCGGCGAGGCGTAAAAAGGAAGCCGCAAAGAAACGGCAGCAGGAGTTGGATGAGTTGTTCATTATTTTGATCGGCGCGTTGGTTGTGCTCGTCGTGATCGGCGCAACTGTTTGGTTTATCGTGGAAGCCACGGCACAAGGAAAATAGTATGTTGTCACTTATCTCCACACTCGGCGGCTTGCTGATTTCCGGCCTGCCAAAATTGCTTGAGTACTTTCAAAACAAAGCCGACCAGAAGCACGAGTTGGCCCTGGCCAGGATGCAAAACGAGCGTGAGTTGGCTCTGGCGGCCCAGGGGTACGCCGCGCAGCAGCGCATTGAGGAAATCCGCACTGATCAGATCATGATGCAGACCGAGGCGCAGATGACCGAGGCCGCTCTGCAACACGACGAAAAGGTGCTGGACAGAGCCCACAAGTGGGTTGCCTCCTACGTCGGCACTGTGCGCCCGACGGTGACGTACATCTTTGTGATTGAATTGGTGCTGATCAACCTGTTCCTGTGCTACTACCTGTACACGAACCCTGGAATGATCAAAAGCATGGACGACGTGCTGCGCTACTCGGACATCATCTTCAGCCCTGATGAAATGTCGATGTTGGGCGCGATTATTGGCTTTTGGTTCGGTACCCGGACCTGGGGCAAGAAGTGAAACTGAGCAAGGCCGGCGCTGATCTGATGCATAAGTACGAGGGGTTTAGAAACCGCCCGTACCTGTGTCCGGCGCATATCTGGACGATTGGTTATGGCCATGTGCTGTACCAAGAACAGATTCGCCTGCCGATGATGCGGCCAGAGGGCAAGACCCAGGCCGACATTCCCATGATCCGTAGGGAGTACCCATTGAAACCGGAGGACAACCGTGTCTGGTCCAAGCAGGAAATTAACGATCTCTTCGACGCGGATGTCGCAAGTTTTGAACGTGGTGTTTTACGACTTGTGCCCGGCAGTGTTGGCCGTCAAGGCCGCTTTGACGCTCTGGTCAGTATTTCCTTTAATTTCGGGCTAGGCAATCTCCAGCGCAGCAGCATCCGCATCAAGGCAAATCGAGGCGATTGGGAAGGCGCAGCAGACGCTTTCTTGCTTTGGAACAAAGGCGGCGGTAAAGTGCTGCCAGGGCTGGACAAGCGCCGCAAAGACGAAAGGGCCCTTTTCCTATCATGAGCACGGCAAAGAAGACAGACCCGGCAAAATGGGACAGGATCGTCTCCCAGGTCAAAGCCAGCGGGAAAGGCGGCTCTCCTGGGCAATGGAGCGCCAGGAAGGCCCAGCTTGCCACGCAGAAGTACAAATCTTCTGGGGGGGGTTACAAAGGCCCCAAGAAGGCGGATAATTCGCTCTCACAGTGGACGAAAGAGGACTGGGGAACGAAGTCTGGAAAGCCGTCCACGCAGGGATCCCAAGCAACCGGCGAGCGGTATCTGCCCAAAAAGGCACGAGAGAAGTTAACACCTTCTGAATACGCGGCAACAACGCGAGCCAAAAGAGAAGGCATGCGACAGGGCAAGCAATTTGTCCCGCAGCCAGAATCTATCAAGAAGAAGGTGTGGTGATGACCGTAGCCGCAGTCATGACATACGACAGCTTGGTCGAGGACATCCAGTCGTATCTGGAGCGTACCGATCAGGCCACCCTTGACAAGATCCCCCAGTTCATCATGCTGGCGGAGCAGATCATTGCCGCCGATCTGAAGTTTTTGGGCAATCTGCAAGTGGTCACCAGCCAGATGGTGCAGGGCGAAAACGTAATCGCCAAGCCTGCGCGTTGGAGAAAAACTGTCTCTATGAACGTCACGGTCGACGGCAAGCGCCAGCCCGTGCTCATCCGCGCCTACGAGTACATCCGAGAGTATTGGCCGGATCCCGCTCAGGAGGCGGCCCCGAAGTTCTTCTGCGACTACGACTACGAGCACTGGCTGATCGGCCCGACGCCTGACGTTGCGTACAACTACGAGGTGCTGTACTACGAGCGTTTGCAGCCTCTTGACTCCAGCAACCAGTCCAACTGGTTCACGCAGTACGCCCCCCAGGCTCTGCTTTATGGCTCCCTGCTCCAGGCCATGCCGTTCCTCAAGAACGACGAGCGCATGCCGATGTGGCAGGGCAACTACGACCGCATCATCCAAGTCCTGAAGGAAGAGAACATCACCAGGGTGGCTGACCGTCAGGCGATTGTGAGGGATTCATGAGCTTTACCAGCCCTTTCACCGGTCAGGTGATCCAGCCGACGGACGTATCGTTCCGTGCCATTACCCTGAGCGTCACCACGACCCTGTCCTGGCCGATCAACGGCAGCGACACGGACAATGCTGCCGCCAGGATCATGAACGTCTCGGCCACGGCGGGCAGCCTGCTGCTCAAGATGCCGCCGGCCAATCAGGCCTCTGTCGGTCAAGACGCGCTGATCCGCAACGTCGGTGCTACCACCTTCACGGTGGCCGACTACAACGGCAACACCATCGTTGCTGTGGCTTCTGGCGAGGCCAAGTACATCTACATCACCAGCAACGCCACTGAATCGGGCACTTGGGGGGTCATTTCCTTCGGCGTGGGAAGCTCAAGCGCAGATGCTTCGACCCTGGCAGGGTATGGCCTCAAGGCTCTGTCCACGACCCTCAATCAGTCCCATACGGTTCAGACGTTCTCGTCCAACTACACGGCTGTGGCCTCTGACCGGGCGGCCTCCTACGTTTGGACGGGCGGATCTGGAACCTTGAGCCTGACGGGTGCATCGACCCTTGGAAACGACTGGTTCCTGATGATCCGCAACAGCGGAACCGGTGCCTTGGCTGTCAGCCCGGCTTCGGGCCTGATCAACGGCCTTGCGAGCATTTCCTTGCAGCCGTCTGATTCGGCTTTCATCGTCTGCTCTGGAAGCGCCTTTTACACGGTCGGTCTGGGGCGCAGCACGCAGTTCAACTTCACGCAGTTGACCAAGGCGGTTGTTTCTGGCTCGTACACCCTGACCTCGTCGGAAGCATCCAACGTGGTGCAGAAGTACACCGGCACACTCTCTGGCAACGTGACGGTCACCTTGCCGCAGACGGTTCAGGTTTACTACATCACAAATCAGACCGATGGCGGTGGATCGGGGTATCAGATCACGTTCACCACCGGCTCTGGTGGTGCAACGGCAACCGTTCCCGCCGGTCAGCAGGTTATCTTGCTGTGCGACTCCGTCAACCTGCTCAACGCCTCAACGATTGCCGCTGGTGCTGTCAATCTGTCCCTGGTTGATGGCTCTGTGGGTGCCCCGTCGCTCAACTTCGCAAGCGAGACATCAACCGGAATTTATCGCCCAGGCTCTGGAGAGTTCGGCATCGCCGTGCTTGGTGCGAAGTATTTTGGTCTGACGACCACCGGCTTGTCGATTACCGGCACGGGCATCTTTAGCGGCGGTGTTCAAGGCGGGGCGTTCTAAATGACGCAGAAGGTCTTCTCGCTCGACACGCGGGCTGGAATCCAGCGTGACGGTACCGTTTACGACAAGATTTTCTACAACGATGGGCAGTGGGTGCGCTTTCAGCGTGGCCGCCCCAGGAAGATCGGCGGCTACCGGGTCATCTCTGACGGCTTGAGCGGGCCTTCTCGCGGCATCTGGGTCAACCCTCAAGACTCGTTCAATTCCATCTTCAGCGGGTACAGCGACGGCTTGCAAGTTTTGGTCATTGACGACAACGGTATCGGTGCCGGCGTGACCAATTTCACGCTGTCCAACTTTACCGCGTCTCCATTGAACCTTTGGCAGTTCGACGGCTTCTACGATGTATCCGGGTCTGGTCTGCAAACGATTGTTGCTCATCCTGGGAAGAATCTTGTTGCGATTGACAGCACCGCCAACACCCCTGTTTTGGCCGGGAACATCAACGGCTCGACCATGTCCAAGGTCGGCGTTTTTACCGACTCGGCAACCACCGTAAGCGGCAACAACGTCATCACCCTGGCCGCAGTGAATCCTTTTGTCGGTGCCGGGCAGACTGTGACCGGTGCGGGTATCCCTGCCAACACTACCGTGGTGTCTGTTTCGACGACCAGCGTGACGATCTCCAACAATGCTACGGCTTCGGCTACGGTGACTGTCACGTTCGACAACAACATCTCCGTCTCCGGCGGCGTGGTGTCCCTGCACCCGTACCTGTTCGTGTACGGCAACAACGGCTTGATTCAAAATTGCTCTGCCGGCAACTTGGATGACTGGGTTTCTGCGGACGCCAATGCGACCAACGTGGCCACCGGAAAGATCGTCCAGGGGCTACCCGTCAGGGGCGGCTCCAACGCGCCTTCTGGGCTGTTTTGGAGCCTTGACAGCCTCATCCGCGTGTCGTTCATCGGCGGCACGGGAACCCCTCCCCAATACTGGCGCTATGACATCATCAGCAGCCAGTCCTCAATCTTGTCGTCCCAGTCGGCCATCGAGTACGACGGGATCTATTACTGGTGCGGTGTTGACCGATTCCTTCTCTACAACGGTGTGGTCAAGGAAATCCCGAACAGCATGAACCAGAACTACTTCTTCGACAACCTGAACTACTCCCAGCGCCAGAAGGTTTGGGTGACCAAGGTGCCCAGGTACGGAGAGATCTGGTGGTTCTACCCCCGCGGGGACGCAACCGAATGCACCGACGCAATCATTTACAACGTGCGCGAGAACGTCTGGTATGACGCCGGGCAGGCCCTTGGTGCCCGTCGGTCTGCCGGGTACTTCTCCCAGGTGTTTGCGTTCCCCATCGCGGCCAATTGGGATGCCAGCGAGGCCGAGGCCGTCTTTGTGGACGACTTCAATGAGGTTTCTGGCAGCGAGTTTTTGTACCTTGACACCTACAACACGCAGGCCGCCATAAATCAAGTCATCTCCGGATCGAACATCCCGACCGGCACGACCGTTGTCGCCATTACGTCGAGCAACATCAAGACCCTCGGTACGATCACCCCTGGGTCTGGATATGTGGATGCCGTCTACACCAACGTGCCCTTTACTGGTGGCTCCGGGATGGGCGCAAAGGCGACGATTTCTGTCGTCGGTGGTCAGGTGACGACGGTGACGGTTACGGATCGCGGGGCAGGATATGAGATCGGCGACATCCTGAGCGCGAGCAACACAAACCTGGGTGGATCCGGCTCTGGATTCGCAGTTCCCGTGTCGGCGATTTATGCCCAGGCCATTGAGATGTCTGCCGCGGCCACCGCAAGCGGAACGGCTTCGTTGACGTTTTCGACTCCTGCCGGGCTGGTTCGTTTGTACCAGCACGAGATCGGAACCGACGATGTCGAGGGTCAAAACGTGTCTGCCATCCGCAGCTACTTCGAGACCAGTGACCTGAGCTTGACTGCTGGTGGCCCGTCTCAGCCTGCCGCTGAAGGCCCGAACCGATGGCTCAGGATCGAGCGGATTGAGCCCGACTTCTTGCAAGAAGGCGAGATGTCGGTGATCGTGACCGGACGGCCTTTCGCTCAAGGGGAGGACAAGGAGTCTGACCCGTACATCTTTGGCCCGAACACCGGCAAGATCGACATGCGTGAGCAGCGCCGAGAGTTGCGCCTGCGGTTCATCTCTGATGTAGCCGGCGGCGACTATCAACTGGGCAGGCTGCTCCTGAACGCCGAGGTGGGCGACGTGAGGCCATATGGCCCTTAATCCGGCTCAGGTCTATGACCCCAGGTATCACACTTTTGAGTCGTGGGCCTGCCTCATGGTCGAGTTGTATGCGGCGCAGCAGCTTTCGATCCCTGACGCAACCACCGACTGGAAGAAGTGGGGCAACGGCTTGGGTGCGATTGACGTGTTCTCCAACGAGGCGATCCCGATGACGGACGACTTCGACAATTGGTATGACTGGGCCCAGGCCCTGGTTTCAGCGGTGAACCCTGCGGTGCAAACAACCTGACGGCAACTGACATGGAATACCAGACAGAGGATCAGGAAGTCCAAGAGGCGAACAGAATCGCCCTTGAGTATTTCCGCGGGATCACAAAAACGGAGGAGGAGGCCCAGGAGATGATGGGCAGGCTGGCCCGCGTCCTACAGGACGATGGTGCAAAGCTCGTCCACCTCGGAAATGTTTTGTTCCTGATTTTGGTCAGGAGCGAGGGTGTGGTTGAAGTCCATACCATCGGCGAAGAGAAGCGGCCACGGGACATGGCCAATGATTTCTTGGAGTTGTCCAAGTACCTCAAGAACATCGGCGTGAAGACCGCCTACACCTATGCCGAAGACGAGCGGTTCAAGAAGTTGGCCAAAATGATTGATCTGCCGATCAAGCAGTACAAGGCCGACTACGAGGGCATGAAACTTAACGTGTTTGTGGTGGAGCTATAAATGCCAGCAGCCGTAGTAATGGTAGGTCTCGGTGCCTCTGGGGCACTGACCGCTATTGGCGGTGGTATTGCCACCGCAATCGGCGCATCAAGCCTCGTCGGTACGGCTGCGGCTACCGCAATCGGGGCTGGTGTTGTATCAGGTGGCATTACGGCGATTCAGGGCGGTGATGCAAGCGATGTCTTGAAGTCTGCCGTTCTTGGTGGCGTGTCGTCATATGCCGGGGCCTCCATTGCGTCATCTGTCGCGTCATCCGTTTCTGAATCCATCCTGAGCAGCGGCACCGAGAGCCTTGTGAGCAAGTCGGTTGCGGATGCTATGGGCCGCGTTGCCGGTCAGGCAGCCAGCGGCGCAGTTGTTTCTGGAACATCTGCCCTGTTGACCGGCAGAGATCCAGTTGATGCGCTGCTCACTGGTGGCCTCACTGGAGCCCTGACATCCGGCTTGATGGAGACCGTCAATTACGCTGTCAAGGACGTACCCGGCTTTGGCCCTCCTGCAAACGCAATGGAGGCTGCGGCACAGAGGGCGGCAAAGACCGCGCTGGCTACGACAATTCTTTCTGGCGGCAACGTAGAGAGCGTCGCACCAGCCGTTTTGAATTCGTTCATCGGTTCTGGCGCAGAGGCGATGGCCAGAGGGATGCGCGATCTTGGCTCGACCACCCAGACCGCAAATGATGAATACAAGGCTGCCCGAGCAGAATTTTCGGATGTCTTGTCTCAACAGGAAAAACTGGTTGAGGAGTACAACCAAGGCATAAAGCCGCTGCAAGATCAGTACGCTGAAATCCAAGACCTGTCGAAGCAGTACGAGGATCTGGCAAACAAATACAACAACTACGATTCTTTGTTTGCAGGCGGCGTTGATCAGGACGGCAATACTGCGCCAGTAAAAGCCGATCTTTACAACGAAGCAATTGCTCTTGACAGCAATATCGCCAAAATTTTTGAAAGCTATCAGAATCGAGAAGAAGTAGTTCTTGCATCTCTTGCTCCATTGAAGGATCAGATTACTGCTTTGCAAGACAGAATACCTGATCTGCAAACCAATTTTCAGGAGAAGGAATCCAACCTCACAAAGGCCATTGATGCATTCAATGCCGCAGAGGCTGAGAACGCTGAGATTGCGAAGAAGACACTTGGGGATATCACCACCGCAAGCGAACGCTACAGGGAAAAGTTCGGCGAAGACCCGACACAAGAAATTCTGGGCAAATATATTTCCAGCGGAGATATATTGGATGCGGTTGACTTTGACATTTACAAGTCCGATCTGAACCCGCAGCAGCGTGCTGCCGCAGAATGGCAACGCTACCTTGAGAGCCTGGAAAACAAGCCGGTAGAACTAAATTTGCCCGGATCAACGATTGATGTTGGAGAGTACTGGAACGAATACAACCAGAACCTCAAGCGCATCATGGATGAGGGCGGGTACACCAGCCAGTGGCAGAACGTCGTCAACAAAGACCGCATCTTTGTCAACGATGACGGAACGGCCATCGGCATCAACGAAGAAGGCGGAACGTATTCGCTGTCTGAGGATCAGGTTGAGGAGATGGTTGAGAACGCCCTCCTGAACACTCAGGAGTCCGGGTACTTCTCCGCAACCGGTGGCACGGATACAGCCCCAGGCGGGTACAACCGATGCGGGGATGGGTTCCACTGGGACGAAGCCCGTCAGATGTGCATTCCGGACTCCGACGAGCAGAAGGAGTCGCAGGAGTGCCCTGATGGGTTTGTCTTCGACCTCAACACCCAGTCTTGCGTCCCCGTGGGCTCCTCGCCCAGCAGAGGGGGTGGTGGCCAGTTGATGCCTGCCGCCGGCAATTTTGCCGGTGCAGCAAGCGCACTCAATTTCCTGTTTGGCCCCCAGTCATCAGGCTCCATTCCTGCGTCAACCGCTGACAAGCCGATGCAAAAATCGGGGTTGCCGATATATGGAAAAATGGATAAATTTGAAGGGCCTTTGGAAGATTTTCTTGAAATGGTTTCCGAGGGATCGTATGTCAATGAACCGGCTCAACAGCCGCAGCAGGCAAACAACATGAACATGCCAACACAACCAGACCGCCTTGATCAGCCCTTCGGGTATTTCAATTACGGTCAAGAGCCCAACATCGACAACACCCTGGCTTCATACGACCAGAACCCTCAGAATTTCGCTCAGGCCAATTATTTTGGGCAGCAAATGCAGGCCAAGGCGGGTGGCCTTGCAACGCCTCTGATGGCCGCAGGGGGCACAACTCGATACGGCAAGTATGCTGGTGGTGGCCTGAATGTCATCGAGCACGCTGGCAAGCAGCGCCTGGACTTCCGCGAGGGTGCTGCGGTGACCGGGGAGGGTGACGGACAATCCGACGACATCCCGGCCATGCTTGCAGACGGCGAATTTGTCTTCCCGGCTGACGTTGTTGCTGCTCTCGGAAATGGCTCAACCAAGGCCGGAAGCGATAAACTCTACGACATGATGCACGCGATCAGGGCGCATCACAGAACGGGCGATCCAGAAGACCTTCCACCGCCGGCCAAGAAGTCGCCGCTGGACTACCTCAAGAAACCCAGCAAAGCAAGGGGATAAGCATGTCAATCACTCAAGGCTCTCCGCTTCCAGACGTCAGAACGACGACGATCACCTCTGATCGGGCCCCTGATTACTACAAGGACTACCTGACGACCCTGAGCCAAGCAGGCCAGACGGCGATGGGCCGTACCGGCGCAGAAAGCGTTGCTGGCTACGACCCCTTGCAGACTCAGGGCTATAGTGCTTTGCCCGGTGCTGCTGAGGCCTACAAGCCCGGCTTGACTGCTGCGCAGCAGACTGCATCCAGGGCTTCAGCGGGCATCACTCCTGAGCGCATCCAGGCGCTCATGAACCCGTACACGACCAATGTGGTCAACGAGATGGAAAGGCTGTCTCAGCAGAACCTCCAGAGGAATATTCTGCCGACCATGAAGGCCGCTTTCGTCGGTACTGGTGGACTGGGCAGCAGAGGATATGGCGGCTCCCTTGGGCAGTCGATGGCAGACATTCAAGCCAATTTGACGGGTCAACAGCAAGTGGCCCTATCCAAGGGCTTCAGCGAGGCCATGAAAGGCGCTCTGGATGAGGCGCAACTGCAAAATCAGGCCGCTCGCACTCAGGGCGAACTTGCGAAGATCCAGCAAGACCTCGACTTGACCGGTGTTGGGGCGCTGACCAAAGCTGGCGCAGAGCGTCAGGCTTTTCAGCAGAGCATCCTTGATGCCCCGCTCAAAGCGGCAACGACTGGAGCCGGCCTACTGCGTGGCTACACGGTGCCCACCTCGAAGACCGAGACGTTCGTCGGCCCGAAGGCTGGCGTTTACTCTCAGTCGCCGCTGCAAGGAATTCTTGGTCTTGGCGCGATGCTCGGCGCTGCCGGTCAAGGCTCTCTGCTGGCTTCTCTCGGCTCCGGTATCGGCAGAGCATTCTCGCCCCCCCCCGGTTCCCCAGGCTACAGATATTACGACCCAAATAATTATGGCGAGGCTTCTTTTGAGCAGCAGGATTATCTAAATCAGGCCTTGAATCCATACTCTCCCTTGAATTTTCAAGACGTCTTCGATTATGGCTACTAAAATTAAAAGGATTTAATTATGTCCAAGCCTGGATCTCCGCAAACGACATATTTGGCTGGCGATGATCCTGAAACGATTGCTGCCAACAGGGCATATCAAGAGGCGCTTGCAAGGCTGACCGATTCCCTCAACAGCCGTAAAAATCGACTTTTTGACCCTGTGCTGCTTGCCGTTGCGCAGGGATTTCTTGCGCCCACTCAAACCGGCAGCTTCTCTGAAGCTCTGGGCAATGTAGCTGCAAAGTTGGGCCCAGCAGAAGCTGCCGCTTTCAAGGAGCGGCAAGAGCTTGAAGAGCAAAGACTTATGCTGGCCTCTCGCGGACTGGAACTTCAGCGTCAGAGGTCTAGGGATGCAATGGCCCGCAGGGCTCTTGCTGGTGATGAGGATGGTGCATTGGCGGAGCCTGGAGCCGGTCCTGCTCAGGGCGCTCTTGCACAGGCTCGCGGTGCCTCAGGTCAAGAGAGGGGCTTCCAAATTGCTCCGCCGGTTCCTGGCGTCAGCCGCCGGCAATTCTTTGAACTTGGTTTGGCAGACGGCAAAAACCTTTCTGACATTACCAAAGAGTGGGAGGCAATCGTAAGGGGCAGGCAGCAGACAAAAGAAGGATTCTTGATTGACACCTCAAGAGGTAGGGCATATGCCTTCCCAACCGGAAAATTGGAAGAGGTTCAAATCTTCGATCCGGATGGATCGGCGCAGACATATAGGGTTTCTGCAAACGTCGCTGCCGAGTTGAGTGAACTCGCAAGGGCTGGTGACTCAGATGCTTACTTTGCTCTGGCTGCCAGGGTTAAAGGGGGCCCAAGGGCCCGGCCTGCTGCACAGAGCGCCGCTGCGCAACCTGCTGCACCGGGCGCTGCTGCGCAGCCTGCCACCTTGCCCCCACCGGTAGCCGCTCAAGCTGCCGCTCCTGTCGTGCCTGCTGCTGTTTCTGCTGCGGTTCCTGCTGCCCCCGTGGTGCCGGCAGCGGCCCAAGCTGCGGCTGTTCCACCGGCGGCTCCCCAAGCGCCGGCTGTGCCCCCAGCGGCTCGTCCTGCTGCGCCTGTCGTTGCTCCGGCGGCTGAACTTGTGGGTGGGATGTTCACGCCCCCAACCAAAAACGCAGACAATCCCAGAATTGGGCAGATGGTTGAATACTACAAAAACAACCTCGCTGTAGCCTCCGGCTTGCCGCTTAATCGCGGCGAGCCCTTTTCGCCCGAAGTGATTAATCGGGCGCAAGAAGAAGCTGATGCGACTCTGAAAAGATTGGAGGAAAACTTCGGCATGAGGCTGGCTCCGGCACAGCCTTCTCGTGCTCAGGCTGCACCAGCACAGGTTGCCGCACAAGCCGCCCCACGAGTTCAGCCTCCAGTTGCGCAGCCGGCTGCTCCTGCGCAGGCTGCTACAGCAGCGCCCCCACAGAGAACCGGGCTGAGGTCGCAAGAGCAAATCTCAGCAGAAAGGCGTCAATCGGAAATTGATCAAGCGGCAGAAACGGAGCGGCGCAAGAAACTTGCAGATGCCGCCGCCGCTAAAGAGGCCGCACTTGAGGCGAACGACAGGGCTGCAAGGAACACTTACCAAAGCGCAAGCAAGATTCTGGACTACGTCAAACAGAGCCCGAACTTTTTTGGTATCTTTTCTCGTCCTGGCGTGGTCTCTGCAATTGGCGGCTTCATTGAACAGGGTCTTCGCACCCCAACGGGAACGATTGATCTGCCTGGGTTCAGGGAGAGCATTACCAAGCTGATGCCGAACGTGCGGCAACAGGACTTGGACAACGTCATGCTTGCTGCTGCCGAGCTTGCCGAGATTGAGCTTAATTTCAGCCGGCAGTATTTCCAGGGCCAAGGGGCTGTGACGGAAAACGAGCGGAAAATTGTCCGTGCAATTCCAGGCTCGGTCAGTAGCAGCCCAAGGGTCTTGAGGGCCCGTATGGAGCTTTTGAGGGACAGGGCGCAATACGACATCGATGTGGCCGATGCCTTCCGTGACTGGCAGAAGAACCACCCTGGCCGCTCCTACTTGGATTTTGAGCGCGACTCTCAGTTGTACAAGGACATCAAGAAAGACTTTGACACCAAGGCTGCAAAGATTTACAACGGCCTGCCGGCAATACCGAGCAGGGAGAGAGCGCGAGGGACAGGCGCGGCTCCACAAGCTCAAGCAGCCGGCGCTCAACCAAGCACTGGGTTCATCAGGGATCCAAACACAGGCGTGATTCGCAGGAAAAAACCCGGAGAGTGATATGTCCAAAAAAACGCCTCAAGACTTCATCAAGACCTACAAATCGGTTGCCGAACAAGTCGGTCGTGAGATTGGGGTCGATCCCAATGTCCTCCTGAGTCAGTGGGCCCTTGAGAGCCAATGGGGCAACAAGATCCCTGCAAGCCACAACATTGCGGGCATCAAAGACTTCTCCGGTAAAGGTACCGCAGCAAGAGACAGCCAGCTTGGCACCATCGACAAATATGTCGAGTTCGAGGATCCAGAGGTCTTCGGCATGTACTATGCCGACCTGATCAAAAGGAAGTTTCCCAACGCGGTAAACACCGGGCCCGACATCGGCGCGTTTACCAGGGGTCTCGTGAGCGGGGAAAGCGGCTCCTACTTCGGGGGAGATCCTCAGAGATACGCTGTCGGCCTGACGGCCATCCACAACTCCATCCCAGGCGCAGAAGAGGCACCAAGGCCTAACGTGTATGACGTAGATGAGACTGCCTCGGCGGCCACAAGGCCCGCCCCAGCAGAGGGCAACGAGGAGATTTCCGGAACCCTGGACGACATGCGCCGAGAGGAGCTTGAGAGGGCTGACCTTGAGGCTCAAGAGCGCAGGCAGGCTCAAATCTATGGCGGTGGTGCCGGTGCTGCTCTTTCCACCACGAGGGCGGCGGGTTCTGTTGCCGGTTCAGCAATAGAGGCCGCTGCAAGGCGTGCGGCAGAAGGTCGGAGTGCTGTTGAGCAAGAAGTTGCCCGTCAGGCCGCCGCCCGTCAGGCTGCTGCCGCAAATCTTCCGCCCGGATCAAGCATCATGCGTCAGCCTCCCTCTCCGCCAATTCCTGTTGGCCAGGATGTAGGCGGCAGGGCTGTTGGCCGAGGCAGCGCCAATTTCAACTACGGCACGGCTTTTGGCCTTACCCCGATTGAGGCCGCTCAGGCAACGAGCATGAGCAACCAGCCCGGAGGTGCTGGGGACTTGATCAAGCAAAGGGCTGCTGGTTTGAGCAGGGTTCAGCAGACTTTCCCTGGCGGCCAGTTTGTTGAGAACCCAAGATACGGCGGCTTGATGACGCCCACCGGCACCAGAGCCCCGAGGGAGTCGTTTCGCCAGCTTGGTGCGTTGACATCGGATTTGGACGACCCAAGAAATCTTTTCCCCGGTGGGCTTGAGCCCGGCGCAGTGAGGCCTCGGGCCCCTGTTGCATCGTCTCCCATCTCAACCGCCCCTCCGGCCCCCTCGATGCTTGAAAGAGTGTCTGATAACTTCAAGAGAATGATGGGGCCCATCTCCTCTGGTCTGTCGGCAATTGGACGGTATGCCGTTCCTCCCCTTGCGTTGGCAAGCGCAGCCGGCGAGGGGATGAACATCGCCCAGCAGTATCGCCGCCCATCGTCTTCTGGTCTTGATGCTCTTGGCCAGCCGATGGTTGGGGGTGCTCCTGAGCGCGACTACACCAGCATGGGGTTGAGCGGTCTGAACATCCTCGGCGGTGCTCTGTCCTTGTTCCCGCCGACGGCACCGGTTGGTATTCCCTTGAGCATCGGAACCGCCGCCACTCAGGCTTACAGAGACAACCCAGAGGTGAGGGAATTGATCCGTCGCAGGATGATGGAGTCGAGCCAGACCCCGTTCTCTGACCCAATGACCGGCAACATTTATCCCTGATTCGGGTGATCTCCCACCCGAGTTGCCGTGGCTTTGCAGTTGCCTACGGCACATTTGCCCCTCCCATCGCGGGAGGGGTTTTTTTACGGCCTCTGATTCTCTAAACCGCAGGCCACCTCTCGGTTCATGTGGGAGACGATCTTGACGCATCGTTGGTGCTCCTGTCTCGCAATGATCGGCCTGATGACTGCCTCAAGTTTCTGAGCGAACTGCACGATGTCAACCTCGTCGGCGATCAGGGCGTCCTTGCGTTTCTCGTCAGAGTAGAAGAAGACCTGTTTGATCAGTTCTTCGGTCAAGCAGCTTTCCATTAATTCCTCACTGGTGTTGGTTTTTGAGTTGCCAAAACTTGAGCAGGGAGCAGAACATCAACCAGCCGCGGTCAAGATCTTCTGCGCTCCACTCGCGCATGACTGAAAGGCCGGCAACGCTGCGGGAGACAAACACGTTCGCGCACCGCGCCTTGGGGATGCCAAGCCCGACCCGGTAGGCAGCAAGCTGCATCAGGTGGTCATCGTACCCCTCGACCTTGGCGGGGTCGCTGAAGTCCTTGGTCTTTACGTCCACCACGATGCCGTCGAATTCAAGCCTTGCAGGCGCGTGGAGATCGCACTTGCCACCGAACCCCATCTCATGGGCAAACGAACGCTCTGCGATCCATCCTTGCAGCCCAAAGTGGTTGTTTATGACCTTGGTGCAGCCCATGACGTGGCTGTGGTGCTTGAAGTTCGGATCACCGTCGTAGAAGCCCTGGATTGAGGCATGGATGTCAGTTCCGGCATCAGCCGCAGCGCGGCCCTGCTCCTTGCTGTCATCCATGATCCGGTCAATCCAATCGTCCTCCGGCTCGTCCTGTCGCCTGGGAAGCGTCAGGGCGGCCATCAGGACTTGCTTTTGCAGCCACTGCGTCAGGGCGGGCTTTGCAGCCACGTTTAGGACGGTGGTGACCGAAGGTACAAGGTTGAGCTTTCGGGCGTCTCTGAGGGTTGTGTTCCTCATCCCACCCTTGGCTGCCTCGACCGTGTACATCGGCGCACCGTCTCGGGTGTACCAATGGTTGCTTTCGCTTGCGCGAGGCTCCTTTGCGGTAATGGTCATTTGATCTCCGAGAGCTTGTTCTGGATGAAGTAGTCTATGACCTCTTCGAGCAAAGCCATTCGGTTTGACTTCCTCCCGTCGGCAAGGGCGGTGATCATCCAGTAGTGCGACGGGGACACGCCAATGGCGAAGCTCTCGGTTTTTTTCTTGTTTACCTGGGGCATGCGCTTGGGTGGTTTTTTGACTGCAACAGTCGACACCCTTTTGACTTTTTTGACTTGAGATTCTTCGTTCATTAAAACACTCCAAACCAGATGCCGGTGCCGTGAACGCACCCGACGGGGAAGAACAGCGCCCCTGCCAACAAGAAGCCCCAGGAGGCTGTCTTGAGGCAGACGATGACATGGGTGAACCAAGCCAGGACGACCCAGGCTGCAATCGCAAACGGGAAAAGCTCGCTCATGATTGGGCCGCCGCGAGTCTCAACTGACGTTGCTTTTCGTGCCGGGCCTTCATGAAGGCAGACTGCTTTGCACGCTGCTCGGGAGTCCACGCGGCTTTCTTGCGCTCTTTCTTGACTTCCTTCGGCTTTTTATCGGCCTTGACCAGGGCGCGAAGGTAGATCACTTCGGCGTTGATGTCTTGAACCATTGCGGCCAAGCTCTTGATGTCTTTTTGCAGTTGCTCTTTTTCGCTCTTAGAAATAAACATGTCGCTCTCCTATTTGTTGACGTTGGATCTCCACAGGGTGACATACATCCCGTGGACGGTTCTGCTTTCAGCCCTGACCGGGCCTACGGCACTGACAATCCCCTCTTTCGAGGCTCTCTTCGCAATATGCCCCCAGGCCCTTGAGTCAGGGGGCGGTGGAACGTGCAGGCTGGCTGCACGCACTTGCTCGGTGGTGAACTCGTAGTTCATGCGGGCGAACTGTAGGAAGGACTCGAAAGCCACCTCCTTCCAGCTTTCCCCAGCGTGATCAGCCGCTACCTTGGCCATAGCGTGACCGATCTCCAGCCCTGTAAACGGCCTGCCACCGAACATGTCAATGGTCAAATCGTCGCTTGGTAGCTTCATGTCAGAAGGGCACGTCGCTATCCAGATCGTCAAACCCAGATCCGCCTTTTGGTTTTGCAGCATGTTTTGACCTCGCTTGCCATTCTGGGCTTGACTGAATCTTCTCTTGCAGGTTCCTGCTGAAGGTCTCGAACATTTCCATGTCGGGGTTGTCGATGTAGAACAGGCCTGTCTCGTTGAATGGCTCGGGCATGCCGGCCTTCCTGACCGAGGCAAGCACAGGGTTCACCGTCATGATGTTGGTGTACTCCTTGCCGTTGCCGCCGGTGGATTTCGCAACCGAGAGCATTGCCCAATGGCCGAGGATGTTCTTGAGTTCAAAGCCGCGAAGCTCGTCTGAAGTGAATTCCTTGCCGCGCCATGTCTGCAAGTCCTTGCGCAGGGCGGCTTTCTCACCGAGAGAGAGGGTGTAGTTCTTCGAAATGGTCATCGGCTCGCCCTTCTTCGTGATCAGGGGCCTTCCGCTCTCATCTTCGCCGTGAACCTCAAAGTGCAGCATTACCTTGTGCAGGTGTTTGACCTCACCTTGCCACTCTGACTTTTGCGTGCCGAGGTCAACGATGCGGTAGCACCGTGCAAGATGCATCCCTGGGGGTACTGGGGTAAAGGTGCTTTCGCTGTTGTTTTCTTTCGCTACTAGACTCATTTCTTCTCTCCGATTGATGGTAGACCGCATTCATAGCGGATGGTTTTCCAGTCTTCGCTTGTAGCAACGCCCGCCTCAGCCCTGGCAAGGGCCTCTTCGAGCATCTGCATTCTTTCGAGCATGGCTTGGTGGTGTTCGCTCATACGTCGGTCCTCACGATTGAGTTGACGTATCGACCGATGCGGTCAAGGAGCCCAGGCTTTTGCACCTGTTGGTGAGACAAGAAGCTGTCTTGCAGCCGCTCCATGTCTCTGCTGACCGGGTAGTTCAGCTTGCGCTGGTACATGCAGCCGATCTGCACACCTGTCTTCGTTGTGTAGGGAATCACTTTTTCGCTTTTCATCGCACTTGCTTCGCTGTTGAGGGAACCGCAGTGTATCGGCTTTAACGTGACAATACAACCCCTGTTGCAAAACTTTTTTTTGGTTGTATGATGGCGTTACAACAGCAACAGGAGTCTGCATGACACTTAAAGATTTTTTTGAAACCAAGAAGCTGGGGGCCAAGACTGATATGGCCCAGGCGCTGGGGATCAGTCGAACGTGGCTGGCGCTGATCATCAACGGTCAGCGCGTACCCAGCGTCAGGCTCAGTCTGGACATCGAGCGTTACACCAACGGCAAGGTCAGGCGCAAGGATCTTCGGCCAGACATGTTTGGAGCAATAAAGTGATTTGGTACAAATTCCACCTTGGTGACTACATCACCCACACCACGCATCTGAGCGATGCAGAGGACTTGGCTTACCGCCGCCTGTTGGATTTGTACTACATGAGCGAAAAGCCAATCCCCTTGGACACTGATGCCGTGTCTCGTCGAATTCGACTTGACTTGGACATAACCGAATCGGTTTTGAATGAGTTCTTCGAGAAGACTCCAGAGGGCTATCGGAACGTGAGATGCGATGCTGAAGTCGAGAAGTACCAGCAGCGTGTTGAGACCAACCGATCCCTTGGCCTGAGAGGCGGAAGGCCCAAGAAAACCGAATCGGTTAGCGAATCGAAACCGAACGATAACCCTAAGAAGATACAGATACAGAAAGAGAATAAAGACATATCGTCGCAAGCGACTCGTTTCGGCGACTTCTGGTCTGCATGGCCAACGTCAAAGCGTAAGGTCGGAAAGGGTGCCTGCGAGGCGAAATGGAGCCGCCTGGGCCTAGACCCCCTGGCTGATCGAATCATCGCCTCTGTGACCCGTTTAAAGGCCTCTGAGCAGTGGTTGTCGGGGTTTGAGCCCGCCCCGCTGACGTACATCAACCAAAAGCGGTGGGAAGATGAGGCCGGAACCGAATCGGTTTCCATTGGCAGGAGGCTTGTATGAGCCCGGTCGAGAACCTGCTTCAGCGCCTGGAGAAGGTCAAGGGCCGTAATGGCTCATGGACTGCCCGCTGCCCGGCGCACGACGACAAGGGCCCTTCCCTGGCCATCAAGGCCGCAGACGATGGCCGGGTGCTGCTGCACTGTTTTGCAGGCTGTGACGTCCACTCCGTGGTCGGGGCGGTCGGCATGGAGATCGGCGACCTGTTCCCTCCTGACAGCAAGCGCAAGGAGTACCCGGTTGATGGCAAGCCCGCAATCAAGCCGGCCTTCTACGCAAGCGATCTGATGCGCATCATCGGCTTCGAGGCCCTTGTGGTGCAGATCGTCGCCTTTGACATCGGCAACGGGAAACCCATCAGCGAAGAAACCCGCGAGCGCATGCTCACGGCCTACCAGCGAATCGACGAAGCAATGAGGTACGCGAATGTCTAATGTAGCCATGATCGAACAGAGGGCGCGTCAACTCGACGAGGCCCGCAAGGTGCGGATGATCAAGTCCGAGGAGATCGACACAGAGACGTACCTCAAAGCGCACGATGTGACGCACAAGGTGCATGAGGCATCGGTCTGGCTTGAGGAGTTGCAGCAAGAACTCGTCGCACCGCCTGAGCGAGACAAGAGCGTGACGATGCCCTGGCCGAAGACTCATGCGGGGTTTCAGTTCCGCCCAGGCGAGGTGACCCTGTATGCCGGCTCCAACGGCGGCGGGAAGTCCCTGATCACCGGTCAGGTGGCGATGGGCCTGATCAAGCAGAAGCAGAGGGTGTGCATTGCCAGCTTCGAGATGAAACCCAAGCGCACGATCTACCGGATGCTGCGTCAGTTCGCTGGCGAGAACATCGAGTTCCCGCAGTACGTTGACAAGGCAACCTACATCGGCAGGCTGCTGGAGCGGTTCACGCAATACAGCCGCGATGGGTTGTGGCTGTACGACCAGCAGGGGACGACCTCAAGCCAACAGGTGATTGCGATGGCCCGGTACTGCGCGATGGAGCTCGACGTGCAGCACGTCTTTATCGATTCTTTGATGAAGTGCGTGGCCGGCGAGGACGACTACAACGCCCAGAAATCCTTCGTGGACGAGTTGACCGCCCTGGCCAGGGATCACCACATCCACATCCATCTGATCCATCACATCCGCAAGCTCGGCAGCGAGGAGCAGATGCCAAGCAAGACCGACATCAAAGGTACTGGAGCGATTGCCGATCAGGTGGACAACGTGCTGCTGATGTGGCGCAACAAAAAGAAGGAGCACGAGATTCAGAACGGCGGCAACCCAGATCCGATGAAGCCCGATGCAATCTTGATGTGCGAGAAGCAGCGCAATGGTGAGGCAGAAGACTGGTACAGCCTTTGGTATCACAAGGACAGCCAGCAGTTCTTGGAGTCGGACTCATCTCTGACGATGTCGTTCGACGACAGGGGGGCATTTTGAGTGAAGGCGAAGGAGCGGACGAGCATCGGCATCGTTGTCTCGTTCGGGAAGTCATCCGAAAAAGGATACAAGATCGTGCAGCTGCGCACCGATTTCTCTACGGTTACCGTGACGACCTTGGCAAGTATCACAAGGGCTGGAACGAAATACATCCAAAGTCAAGACTTGATCAAGATGTGCGAGAGCAGTGGAACAAAGGCAACAGAGGCCAAGAAGGAGAATGGAAATGAACATGGGAAAACTTGAATGGAATCCGGAAGATGGGGAGGGATTCGTTCTCTTCTCGACCAAATTTATTACATCAGACCGGATCGTCCAGCTTGATGCCCTGGTTGATTGGATCAGGATGTTGCAGGACACCTACGACGAAATGCTTGAGCAAACACAAGGAGAAGATGATGAGCAAAGTTGAGTTGAGTGATTTTCAGAAACAGTTCCTGCTCGGGCAGGGTGCTGGGCAAACCCTGTACACCGAGAAGGAGTTCGGTGAGCGGCTTGCGCAAGCGAAGGCAGAGATCATGGCCATTGCTATCCAGACCAGCAAGCAGGCCGTCATGATCGAGCGTCAGGCCTGCGCAGAACTGGTCATGGAGCTTGCGTCTCAGGAGGATGAGGGTGAGACCTCGACTGCCATGAAGAACGCGGCATACGCCATCCTGAACCGCATACCGAGCCAAAGACAATGAAATTCGGATCTGTCTGCTCTGGGATTGAGGCCGCATCTGTTGCGTGGGAGCCATTGGGCTGGAAAGCCGCTTGGTTCTCCGAGATTGAGCCGTTCCCCTCTGCGGTGCTTGCGCACCACTACCCTGATGTCCCCAACCTGGGTGACATGACTACTTTGCCAGAACGAATCTTGTCTGGTGATGTTGAGGCCCCCGATGTGTTTTGTGGCGGCACTCCCTGCCAAGCATTCAGCGTGGCCGGCCTTCGCAAATCCCTTGATGATGCTCGTGGAAATCTTTCTCTTACTTTTGTAGGTATCGCAAATGCAATTGACCATGTTCGATCTGTTCGACGAGATGACCCGTCAATCATCTTCTGGGAAAACGTCCCCGGAGTCCTCTCAACAAAGGACAACGCTTTCGGCTGCTTTCTTGGCGCACTTGCCGGGGAAGATGATCCGATCATCCCATCAGGGGACAAATGGACGAACGCAGGTTGTGTGTATGGCCCCCAAAGAGCAGTCGCGTGGCGAGTCCTCGACGCCCAATATTTCGGAGTGGCCCAACGACGCCGCCGTGTGTTCGTTGTCGCAAGTGCTAGAGCAGACTTCGATCCCGCAGCGGTTCTTTTTGAGTTCGACGGCGTGCGCCGGGATTCTGCGCCGAGCCGAGAAACGGGGAAAAACGCTGCCTCCTGCTCTCCATCAAGCCCTGAAGTCTGTGGCGCATTGACCGCTCGGTTCGGCGGTCAAGCTATGGGCGCTCCAGAGGTAGATGCTGGGTTGTACATTCCAGTTTCCCACTCCTTGCGCGGTGAGGGATTTGATGCCAGCGAGGATAGCACCGGGCGGGGATCGCCGCTGATTCCGGTAGCAATGCGGGAATCCGGCCAAGGCTATTGGATGCAGGACGATGTAGCTGGCACGTTGAGAGCTGAGGGAGAAGGCAGGCCCAGCAGACCTAGCCATGTCATCGGTGTTCCCATCGCCTTCCATCCCACGCAAGACCCGATCAGTAGCACGGACGGAACCACGCACGCGATGGGCTGCGGGTCGAGCGGTGGAACGGCAACAGTAGCGGTAGCGCAGCCATTAAACATCTACGGCGGCAACAAGCGCCAAGACCGTCCAGAAGGTGGGTTTTACGTTCGTATGGACGAGGAAACCAGCAAGACGCTGGACGCAGCCAGCGGGTTGAATCCAACCTGTTCTCAGGGCGGCACGGCTGTGTTGCAGGCCGTCGGCTTTGACTCCTACAACCACGCCGTGACAGGCGATTTGTCAAAGACGTTGGATGTTGGGCAGGACTACCACCATGTGCCGAATGTGTTTCAGCCAATCGCCCTGCAAGACGTAACGCCCCGCGAGAAGGCGCAGAACGGGAAGGGCTGGAATGATGACGGCTCGGCGTACACAGTAGACACTCACGCAACGCAAGGAGTGATGCAGGCGATTCCGATTGACACCATGAACATGACTCCCGGACATTCATCTGGTGGACTTGGTTTTGGTCAACCCGGGGATCCCAGCTTCACACTGACTAAGGGGCACAGTCATGCGGTGGCACAGCCAATCGCTTGGGATGAAGAAATGAATCCATTCTTGGATGTTGCTGGGACTCTGCTGCGCGGCGGCGCTGGCGGCAGGCACGATGGGGTAATGCAGCCAGTTGGATTCACCCGCTGCGACCACGGTGGGGATGCCGTAATTGACGGCACGCCGACCATGCGATGCGGCAGCAATTACTCGGCGCATTTGGCAGCAGCCATGCCGTCCATGCAAGTGCGTCGCCTCACGCCCGTAGAGTGCGAGCGCCTGCAAGGCTTCCCCGACAACTACACCGCCATCCCGTGGCGTAAGAAACCTGCGTCAGAATGCCCTGACGGCCCCCGCTACAAAGCCCTGGGCAATAGCTGGGCTGTGCCCGTGGTGCGTTGGATAGGCGCAAGGATACAAAAGGAGGCCAGTGGTGATTGAACTGACCTTGCCTTGGCCGCCCTCGGTCAATCGGTACTGGCGCACGTTCCAGGGCCGCATGATCATCAGCGCAGACGGCAGGGCTTACCGCAAGGCGGTGGCCGATCAGGTGCTGATTCAGCAAGGGGCCAAGAACCTTGCCGGCAAGCTCGTGGTGGAGATCGAAGCCTGGAGGCCAGACAACCGAAGGCGCGATCTGGACAACCTGCTCAAGGCGGCTTTGGACGGCTGCACCCACGCGGGCGTATGGGAAGACGACAGCAACATCGTTGACCTGAGAATTTATTGGGCCGAGCACATCGGCGGGATGCTAAAAATTAAAGTGAGAGAACAATGAACGAGAGCACTGCATTGGAGTGGCGGTGGTTTGAGCCGTCAAAAGGAAAGATTGGGGTTGCAAAAGTGCAGACCCAAGACGGCAAGATTGAGTACCGCATCAGCCCGGTCGATGGGTTCATGGAGAAGATGGACGTGCAGCAGATCGTGGCCTGGGGGGCTGCATTCCCTGACGCCGCGGGGCAGGCGCTCTTCAAGGGGAAAGCATGAAGCCAGAACCACAACTGATCGACCTGTTTGCGATGTTCGCATTGATGAACCAGACCAATGACTCTTCGCTTTTTGGGAGCGACGAGTACCAGCGCCTGATCGCGGAGCGGTCTTACCGCATGGCTGCGCAGATGATGAAAACAAGAGAGCGATTTATTGGAGACAAAGATGAGTGACAGCGACGTAAAAAATCCAGAGCTTGCGATTGAGTACATCTTCAAGTACGGCAAGAAGTTCGGAGAGGCTAAGGGCAATCGAATCTATATGGAGGAGTACCGCAAGTCTCTGAAGGCGATGATCATGAAGCGAAGCCTTGAGACATCGGTCAATGCGCAGGAGCGCGAGGCGTACTCTGATCCCGAGTACATCCAGCACCTCAGAGGCTTGCAGGAGGCGGTGCAGATTGAGGAGGAGATTCGCTGGCGCTTGATCGCTGCGCAGGCTCGCATCGAGGTCTGGCGCTCAATTGAGGCAACGAACCGGGCAGAGGGCAAAGCGACGATATGAAGTGCCCACTATGCGGTGCGCCATCCGATGTCAAGGCAACTCGAAAGCCCAATGGCGTCATTGTGCGCAGCCGCCTCTGCTACAACGAACACATCTTCCGAACCGAGGAGCGGGCCATCACTGAGCCCAGGCACAAGGATGACAAAAGACGAAAAAAAGCACCTGTCCAGAGTAGCTGACCTCGGCTGCGCTGTGTGTCGGCGCATGGGGTATCCGGGTACCCCTGCCGAGATACATCATCCAAGGGCCGGAACAGGGGCTGGGAGACGCGCAAGCCACTGGGATGCTATCCCACTATGCCCAGAGCATCACCGCGGCAAGACGGGGCTGCACGGCCTTGGCACGAAGGGCTTTCCCAAGCACTACGGCTACGAC